TCGAAGAACAATCAGAACGACAACGACTACTACAACATTCTTGTAGTGTCCACGACAGACCTTCAGGCGGCCCCCGGAACGATTAGTTCTCCGCAGTTGCATGGTTCGCAAGGTGGCAAGTTCGCCGGTATGCCGTCCGGAGCATCACAATACTTGTGGCCGAACGCTGAGTCGTTCGCCGCATGGCTTGCGACCATGCAAGACGCTTCCTGGGTCACTGCCGGTATCATCTCGATTACGATAATCCCGCCGATCAGTCGTTACGGGATCATCGGATGGGCGGCAGGCAACGCGCCGACCCCCATGCCCTCGTATCACTGGCTCCCGCGCGTTTACAACATGAAGGACAATTGGCGGGACAGTCCGGAGATTAACAACTACATTCCAGAGCGATACCGGCACCTGGATAAGCTGAAAACGTTCCCCTATATGACGATTGAGTTGACGACGTTTACGGGAACTCCGATCATGCTTAAGCCGGAGTCGTGGATGTCGCTTCACGCTACCGTAGTTGAGCGAATCAACGTCGCTCCCCCGTCGCAACGCGTCGCAATTTCGCCGTATCACTACAACGCCGTTTACGGCGCTGGCGGAGACGACGAAATCCCAAACCTTCCATCGGTTAGCGGCTACGGAATCGGCGACGACAACGGCGAATATCTCGACGTTGCGACCATGATTTCTAACTTCCCTACGCTCGCAATCGTGAACAACTCTGCCGCAATGTACCTCGCGCAGAACGCGAACGGTATCGCGTTCCAACACCAATCGGCGGATTGGTCGCAGCAGCGTGCGTTGACGGGAAATCAAACGTCGTACGATCAGGCAACCGCCGCAGGTGTCAACACGGCTCGACAGGCAAACCTGGGTATCAACGCGGACGCTGCCTCTACCGGAATTACGCAAGACCTTATGACGCAAAAAGCGATCCTGGGAGCGCTTACCGGTTCGGCGGGCGGCGCGGCTAGCGGCGGCGGCGGAGCGGGTGCGGGCATCGGTGCGGCGGCAGGAATGGCTTCCGGCGCGGCGGGCGTGGTCGGTACGATCATGGACGTTCAAGCTAATAACGCACAGTTCGGAGTCCGTTCAGGTCTCGCCACGGCACGCGCGAACGCGACTAACGACACGGCCATGTATATGCGCGACACGAACAAAGCGCTTTCAGATTGGGCCGCGAAAGGTGACTACTCGACCGCGATTGCCGGGATCAACGCGAAGGTTCGTGACGCTCAACTGATTCAGCCGACCACGGCGGGTCAAGTAGGCGGCGACGCAATGAACTTCGTTAATAACAACGTCATGGTGTCGGCACGCTGGCGAATGATCGACCACGCGTCTATCCGTGTCGTCGGTGAGTACTGGCTCCGGTATGGGTACGCGGTTCGCAAGTTCGCGAAGCCTCCGGTGTCGCTTATGGTAATGACGAAGTTTACTTACTGGAAGCTCACTGAAACATATATCACGGGCTCAAACATGCCGGAGAGCATGAAACAGATATTGCGTGGTATCCTCGAAAAAGGGGTGACCGTTTGGGCGAACCCTGACGACATCGGAAATATTGACATTGCGGACAACTTGCCGCTGGACGGGATCACACTATGAGCGGCAAGAACGGCGGCGGCATCGAGCATTACCGGCAGTTCGTTACCGGCATGTTCAAGCGGAACACGGCGAAGCAACGCGAAACCGCAATCGAGCGCATGTATCAGCGGTTGCTTTTGGAACTCGCCGCGAACCGGTTCAAGTGGACGGGTCTACCGGAAGAAATCGACCCGCGATTTCTCGAAATGACGTTGGCGTATAACGCTCTCTCGTTGTTCTACTTTGACGAGAGGTACGGCGCATTCATGGCTCCGCGCGCAACGCCGTCCGGATGGTTCAACGTGTACGACAATCCGACCGCGTTTACGACTTTCGGGAACCGGTTCATCGGCAAGCGGATTCTCGCACAGAACGCCGTTCCGATTTGGGCGAACTACACGCGAACCCCCGATACCGACGTGATCGGAATCTACGCGTCGAAGCTCGCGAACTTCGATAGGACCATCGAAATCAACTCGGCTAACGCGCGGCAACCGAAAATCGCCGCGATCAGTGAGAACGTGAAACTCTCCGCAGTGAATTTCAACCGGCAGTTGGACGAAGGGAACTCGTTCATTCAGGTGAACGGGGAAACGAACATGCAAGCACTGTCGGACATGATTACGGCGTTCGACCTGGGTATCAACCCTGACACCATCGAGAAGTTGCACATGGTCCGTACGCGGTTGTGGAATGAGTGCATGGGTCTTCTCGGAATCGATAACGCGAATCAGGACAAGAAAGAACGACTTGTCGAAGGTGAGACCGACGCGAACAATAATCAGACTCTTATGATGCGGCATGTTAACCTGAACGCGCGTCGTCAGGCCGCGAATGCGATTAACAAGAAGTACGGACTGAATGTCGGTGTGGCATATCACACTGACGTTGACGAGGTTAACACTCTAATTATGAATACTCTCGTCGGACAACCCGCGCCCGCGCAAGGTGAAATAGGAGAGCCGACCACGGAAGGACAGGCGGCATGAGCACGTTCACGATCCCACTTAAACGAGTGATTACGTTGACGGGCGGGACGACGGAAATCGTTGACGGTATCACGAAGGTTACCGGTGGAAACATCGGACTAAACGACTACGCGATTTTCGACCCGTCGTACCGCGATACCCTGAATGGGAAAATCGTTGACCACTACTGGAACCGTGAAATCGGTACTGAGACAATCGATATGTTTCAATGGGCTATGCGTCGGCGTATGAATGAAATCATGCCCGCGTACAATCAGTTGTACCGGAGTACCCAAATCGAGTTCGACCCGCTTTCGACCATCGATATGCACACGGTCTCTACTCAGGACACGACTCAGTTGACGAGTGGCGAAGGTACGAACGCGACCACGACTAACACGACATCGGGTTCGCGCTCCGTACAGTCCGACACTCCCCAAACGATCCTCTCCGGCGACGAGGACTACGCGACCGCCGTCGCGGACGCGAACAGTGCGTCGCAAGGATCGGCCAACGTCACGGAGGCTAGTTCCGGCACGGTGGACGCGAACGCGAATAGCTCGACGGATATCACGGGGTATCAGGGATTGGCGTCAGATTTGCTCATGCGTTATCGTGAGAGCATTATCAACGTAGATCGAATGGTCATTCGAGAACTCGAAGACCTGTTCATGCTGATTTGGGATAACGGCGACGAATACACGAATAGAGGAATGTACTAATGACCATTGTCAACCCGATTGTGACACCGACGAACCTTTCCGGGTTCCCGGCAGGACTTCACAACTACACGAACATCACGCCGTTCACCTACCGCGACGGTATGTCGTTTCTCGAAAAGGTGGAGTCGCTTCAGAACTGGCTTTACACGATCCTCGTACCTCACATCGACGGCGAAATGTCGTCGTTCGAGACCGCATGGAACGACGAGGTTACGAGTCTGATCGCTACCGTAAACACGGCGCTCACGACTCAGGCTGACGAGGTTAACACGGCGATCAGCACAGAGACCGCTAGCAACGATCAGAAGATCGCGGACCTCACGACGTGGGTTTCGGAGCAGATTGCAACGATCGTTCAGAACTCGCTCGAAGCGAACGACGGCGTTGTTCAGGGTCTCGTGAACAACACGAACTCGCTCGCACGCGCCGCACTCGACGCCGTATACCAGAAGAAGGGGACCGTAGACGACACGGCGGTTTCTCACCTTCTCGACACGGATACCGCAACCCGTGAAGCTTTCGACGGGCGTTACTTCAAAGCGTCGGGCGCAACGCTTGACGTGCCGCACGGTGGAACCGGACGAACCTCCGATACCCCGAACGCACTTATCGCGGGAGGTACGGCATCCGACACGGCACAGGTTTCGATTTCCCCTTCGACGGCGGGTTACTTCCTGAAAAGCGGCGGACCCGATTCCCTGCCGTCGTTCGTGGAACTGATCAACGACAACGCGCCTAACGCCGGTAAGACGTATTCTTCGACTAAGATCGAAGCTCTCGTCGCGTCGAAAGCAATCTACGACACCTTCGCGAACCGTCCCGCAATTGCCAGCGTGAAAGACGGAACGATTTTCGCTTGCTCCGACTTGCCGGAACAGTACATCGCGCAGGGAGGCGTGTGGCGTGTGATCGGGTCCGGTGGTAACGAACTCGGATATGCGGAAATTAACGCGCAGACAGTGACCACGGCGGGCGCGGGAACTACGCCCGTTCCCATCGTCGGACTTGCGACGACGTTCAAAGTTGGCGTTCGCCCGATTCGCGTTCTGTTCTGCGCGGACGTTGCGAACGAACTCGCGAACTCTCGAACCCTGATCGACATCCTTCTCGACGGCGTGAAAGCGTACACGATCCTCGTACCATCCCCCTCTACGGCTCCCATGTGGGTTACGGGAAGCGGGAGTGTTCGACTCCCCGCCGCTATCGGAGGTACGGCACTCGTGCCGGGGAGCACGCACACGATTTCGACTCAGGTCTATTGCGACACGACGGCGGGTCGCGCGCACGTTACCGGCAACCCGGGATCGCCCGGAAACCTTCAGGTGGTCACGGCGTAATGTACACTTCACGACTTTTCCCGAACACGGCGAACGGGTCCGATATGTGCGTCGAAACCCGTCCGAAGTATCCGAAGCGTTCCAAGTTGCCGGTCGTACTTCAGTCACACGGCGCGCAAGGATACGGAGCATCGATCCTAGACAACTACGCTAAGGACAACTGGCGTACTCAAATGGTGGCATCCGAATATCCCATGTTGTCCGGCGATAATGGCGGGTTCAACACATGGGGTAATGACCTCTCCGTTCAGCGGCTCGGAGGACACTTGTCCTACATGCAATCCCGCCCGGATGCCGACCCGACGAATTACGCACTTATCGGCGGGTCTATGGGCGCGATTGTCTCGCTCAACTACATCGCACAAGCGACCGTCAAGCCGAAGTGTTTTGTCGGTATGATTCCCGTTATGAACCTGAACGATTTCGTTCAGAACAACCGGGGAGGGTACGCGTCGTTTATCAACGCGGCTTACGGCGGCGCGTACAACGAAGCGACGATGGGAGCGACGAAGAGTCCGCACACCATGCGAGCGTCCGCGAAGCTCATGGGGATTCCCATGCTACTGTTCTACGGTCTCTCCGACGCGTTGTGCATGCCGCAGTACACGCAAGAATTCGCGGCGGCGGACCCGACGAACCGAACCCTCGTGTCGTACCCATCCGGTCACGACTCGACCACACTATCGAGTGTCGACAACGACATGATGATGGACTTCATTAGAACCTACCTAGGATAAGACGATGGGGAACCCGACCGCCGTACAACGCTACGGAAATCACCTTGCCGTGATCATGGACGACGGCACGCGGCAACTCGCGTACGCGGCAAATGGTGACTTCTGGCGTATCACTGGCGGTACGGGTTCTCCCGTCGATCCTGGCGGAGGCGGTCCCGGCCCCGGGGCGACCGCCGTTATCTTTCCGTGTGCGGAGCATCGAGTAAGCGACAGTTTCGATGTCCACCGCAACCGAAACCCACCGTCACCTAACCCGGGAACCGACTACGAAGCCGCGTACGGTTCGGACTTTTGGTCGGTCTCCGCTGGCGTTGTTACCGACATCGACCCGACGTTCGACGGTTCGGGCGGTCGCATGGTGCACGTTGACCACGACGACGGGACCGGAGCGGATTACCTCCATCTTTCCGTGATCGGCGTCACGGTCGGTCAACGTGTCGCGCAAGGTGAAGTCATGGGGAAGACCGGAGCTAGCGGGTTCAACTCCGACCACGGCTACGGCGCACACCTTCACATTTCCTACCGGACCGTTCACGGTCACGCGTACACCAATTTTCAGAGCATCGATTTCGATGCACTCGTTCGAAGCTTAGGACTCACCTAATGTCGCGCCCGTATTATAACTATGATCGCGTGTGTTCTTATAACGCCGCGTATAACTTCATTGTCGGCGCGCGCGGTCTCGGAAAGACGTACGGCGCTGAAGTGAGAGCCGTCAAGGACTACATAAAGAACGGTCACCAATTCATTTACCTTCGCCGGTACAAGAACGAACTTCAGAAGTCGAAAGCAACGTTCTTCACGGCGTTCGCACACCTGTTTCCCGACTGGGATTTCAAGATTCAGGGGTTCGAAGCTCTGATCGCTCCGCGTGCTACTCGTGACGAGAAGAAGCGTGAGTGGGTTCCGATGGGGTACTTCATTTCTCTTTCGACCACTCAGGCGGAAAAGTCCGTCAGCTTTAACAACGTGCATACGATCATCTTTGACGAGTTCATTATCGAGAAGGGGAACATTCATTACCTTCCCGATGAGTCAACCGTTTTCAATAACTTTTACTCGACCGTTGATCGGTACAACGACCGCGTAAAGGTGTTCTTCCTCGCGAACTCCGTGTCGATTATGAACCCCTATTTCCTCGCGTTCGATGTCGTACCGGACCGTGAATGGATCACGCGCGGCGACGGGTTCATGGTGTGCCACTTCCCGAACTCCGAAGCGTTCGCTTCGTCCGTGTTCGAAACCCGGTTCGGCAAGTTCATTAAGAATACTGAGTATGCCGATTACGCCGTGGGTAACGCGTTCGGAGATAACCATGAGAACTTGCTCGACCGAAAGGACTACAAAGCGAAATATCAGTACTCGCTTGAGTGCTCTACCGGTACGTTCTCAGTGTGGTATTCTGGATTCGAAAACAAGTATTATGTTCAAGCGAAGCGGCCAAAAGCCGAACGCCTGTTCACGTTGCTCGCGCACAAGATGAGCGACGACAAGACGTACATTACTTTCAACGACCGCGTTCTCTCAGCACTCCGAACCGCGTTCAATCATGGAAGGGTCACATTCGACGCGCCGACCACGCGTAACACATTCACGGAAATCTTTAAAAGGTAGGGCCCACAATTGAAAATCTCAACCGGAATTATCGTCGTCGTCGGAGTGTTCCTAACTGCCGTTATGCTCGGAATCGTCGTCATTGTCGTAACGGGTCGCGACCCCTCCGCATACGTCTTCAGCGTCGGAAGCATCCTCACAAGTTTCGCCGGATTCGTTGCCGCTCTCGCCGCTCTCCGCGGGCAGAACAAGAAGATCGACACGATCAAGCAGAACACGAACGGCACTCTCTCCCGTTTGCTCAACGAGTACGAAAAAGCAATCGCCCGCGCCGAATACCTCGCGACGAACGTTGACCCGGCCACTATCGCGCAGATTCACGACGACACTCTCAACGCCGACGAAATCGCCGCACTACGCGAACGGATCAAGCCGTGAGCTACCTCGTCCCGATCCCTTGGC